CTCCAGTAAGAAACGACCTTAAACATTTTTTCTCTGTACAAATCAACAGACGCTTTAGCCTCCTCCTCAGTCATCCCAGAAATTGAAGCAAACTTTCTGTAACCTACTCCATACCCACAACCCAAAACCATTGTTTTAACTTTGTGTCTAATGTCAGGTTTAATGTCTTTTAAAGACCCTTTGCTACTTTCCCAAAGACCAAACTCAATAGCAAAAACTTCGTAAATGTCATCAGCTTTTTTTATGTCTTCCAGTATGCTTTTAGATTTAGCTAACCAACACAAAGTTCTTACTTCAATTTGCGATAGGTCTACAACTACTAATTTTTTACCTTGAGGTGCTTTAATTAAATTTCTTAAATTGCACCCAAACAAATCTCCTCTTGGTAGGTTTTGTAAATTTAAGTTACCACCAGAACCACTAAACCTCCCTGTTACAGAAGCTCCGAAATACATTATGTTTCCATAAAACCGCAAGTCAGGCATTGTCGCATACTCAAAACTTTCTAGCTTTCTTTTTACCGAATTGACTCTCCTGAAATTTCTAACAGATTCAATCCAGACATGCTTTTTACCGTGTTTCTTTATCCATTCGTTTGCTTCTTGATTAGTCATAGCCATACTGTCGGGAGGCTCAACACCTGCTTTCCTGCATTCAGCATTAAAAGCTTTTCTAGATAATATTGGAGCGTTATCTATCCAAGGTATTGTGTTTTCAACTTCAAATAAAAGCTTATTAATGTGGTCTTTTGATTCTTTAAGTAATTCTAAATCGATTGGGAGTCCTCTTTGAGAACACCTTCTGTTGAGCAAACTAATAGCTCTTTCAAAATCAGACCATTTAGGAGACAACTTATCCCACAACTGCAAACAATATTCACTGTCTAGTGTTGCATACTCAAGTACATCTTTTTTAAATTCTTCACTCATAGATGACCAAGTTTTTCCTTTCATGGCATCTCTTGTTTCTTTACTCAGGTCTATCTTTAAAACTTCTTCGGAGGCTTTTTTTAATGATCTTGGGTACCCACAACAAACAGCCATATCCGCAGTGCAGTGCCACTCTTTAAAATCCACTGAATCCCACCACTTTTCCTTCACCCCATAAAAATATAATGTCTCATCAAAAGATGCGTTGTGTGAAAGGACTCGCTGTCCCTCAAGCATAGACCAATCAAATTCTCTAGGATTACCTACAAAAACAAAACCGTCATCTCCTACTACACTTATAAGGTAAGCATCAAAATCAGGATGAGAAAAATAACCTAAAGGCCCTAAAATCCTAATAGAGCAGCTTTTGTCATAATATGACTCAAAATCTAGGGCATACGTATTCATAATTTTCTTAGGGTTAAAGTAGCCCTGATGACACCCCCACAACATCATCAGGGCTTTTGCTGAGGGAGGTACTCCTACAAACCCCCCTCACTTGCTGAGTAGCAAATTACTCTTTACTTGGAATACCCGATGATATTTCGGTAACGGTGTTCTTAGATGGTGGAACAACTTTTTTATCCATAGACTTATTAAAAAACTGCAAAAGAGTTGTTATCTTATCTTTTTCGTCTCTTAAAATATTAGCCTTATTTTCCAAGTCTTTTTCGATATCAAGTAAGCTTTGGTAATGCTGTTCTATCACCTCATGTACCACTTCTTTCTTCTTAACTTCCATAGCTTTTTCAGCTACCTCTTTTATGTGAGCTTCCATATCTTCAGTTATTTGAACTGAGTTCACTTCATCATCGACTACAAATGGTGGTGCTTTTTCGTCCATATTATTAGCTTCCTAAAAGTTGACTGAAGGTTATTGCTTCCTCAGGAGCATTCTCGCTCGTTGGTTTTAAGGTTGGTATAAACCAACTGTGCTGTCCCTTCGTAATTAGTTCTGTGCCAAAAGACCAAACTTTAGCAGCAATAGGCAACGCACTATTAAATAGCTGAAAAGTGTTTAGTTTTTTGTACGTAAACTTATATCCATCTTTACTAACGTTAATGACACCAAGAGCATAATTAGTGTCTCCAATAGGATATTGGTAGATATCATCTTCAGAACCTTCTGGTTGAGGAATCAAAAGAGTAATATCTGCAAAGACAACCATCTTACCGTATTCAGAATCATTTTCTACTTCTGACCTTTCAGCTTCACTCCACGCCATTCTAGGCATTTCATCACTGCCAAAAGGAACGTTTTCACGCCATCCTTTTTTAGTGTGTCCTATGATAACATCTACTCGGTCATCTTTTTCTAAAAGAACATCTGTTTTATCTATTACAATGCCTCCGATAGGCCCATCTATTTGACTCATTTTTTGAATCACGTTTAAACGTGGAACATCCACATCCTCTAAAGAAACAACAAAACCTCCATCGCCTGAAGCACACAACGCTGTGTCCTTACTAGCAACTATTTCTGCACTTTCTTCTTTTTTACTTTTTTGCTTAACTGCACTCATGTTTTATATTTTATATTTTATATTTTATATTTAGTTTCTAAGAACCTCTGTTCTTAAAATTATTTTTCAGATAGTGTATACCTTTTTTCAGAAAAACTAATCACATCTTCTGACTCTAACTCATCAAGAAAGTCATGTGCTGCTTGCCCTTTCTCTCCGTCAGGAGCTTTTTTACTTACTTCTTTTGCTAGGGCACCTAAGGGCATTCGCACAGTATCCATTATTTCTTCAGGAGATAAACTATATTTTTCTGCAATCTCCATTAATTTTTTGTTATCTTTGCAAGATCTAGTAGAGCCCATTGATTTAAGCCTAAGAGTAGGAAACTCTTTTCCTGATTTAGCAACATCAACCGCTTTGGCTTTTATACGTGTAGCCCAGTTACTTACAATCTTTGCCACAACCCATAACTGTTCTAGAACTTCAGGATCATCAGGATCTGATATGTCCACATCTTTATCAGGCAGCATAGAAAGCCGTTGAGCAACTTCTACAGCAATAGCCCCACAAGCAGGGCACCTATCTTCAAACATGCAAAACCTACAATTTACAGAGGGAGATAACTCATCTAGTTCGGGGGCTCCTGTATCCCACTTAGGGCGTACTTCTTGTCCTTTTAAAATAACATCATTAAGTTGTTTTGTTAGCCCTGCAATGTCATCTCTAGTAAAAGTTTCGTGAAGAACTTCATTTCGTACAGGTATATAAAAAACAAATATAATTTCTTCTACCTCAGGAAAAGCTTGAAACGCACCTAAGGTATAGGCTTTCGCTTGCCAATTACTTCGTGGGGAGTCTATAACAGATATGCCTGTTTTGTAATCGGCCATTATGGCTTTATCACCCCTAACTAAAAACCTATCACAAGTTCCCCATGTAGATGTTTGACCCAAATCAACGGTTACTTGAATCTCGTTCATTTCTTCAAACTCAGATTCTCCAAAAATACTTTTATTAAAATCGTCTTCGTCTTTTACTATCTGCTCATAAATTTCTAACTCTTCTTCATCGTGAAGAGCAGAGGGGTCTCTTACCTCTAGAGCTTCATGAATACGGGTGCCTTTTTCAGCAGCAGCGTTTGTGCCTGAAGTGCTTTTATATCCTGCACACCCTGCTACGTACTTTAAACTTGATGGACTAAACTCTGCGTGTCCTCTGCTTCCGTGGTCTGGTGTTTCAGTCATTTGATCCTGTATGTAATGTGTTTAAATTAGCTAGTTTAGCTTGAATAGATTTAACCACGGTTTCCTCAACACTCCCCGCAGCAACCAATATCTTTTGTAAAGCATGGCTCTTGGCTCCGTTCCTATGTATTCTTCCTAACGCTTGCATATAATCTTTAGCTGAAAAGGTTGGACTAATTAAAGCAACTCTTGGGTAATCCCCCATAACGTCGTGCAAACTTAAGCCTGTCCCACCAGCGGCTATATTAACCACCAATACTCTTTCTTCGTCTAGAGAAAAATCATCTATTATTGCCTGTCTCCTATAAGGGTTCTGACCTCCTATGATGCTAGGGCACCCCAATTTATCTGTAAGGGCATCAGCGGTGTCCCTAAAATTTACAAAAATAACTACAGACTTGTCTTGGTCTTTTAAGTCTTCCGTCATTTCAACTATATCATGAACTTTTAAAGACTCAGCTAATTGTCTAGCTCTTAGTATATTTACAATATCAAACTCATTGTCAGTAACTGAACCATTTTCCAAGTACTCTGAAACTATAGAAGGAGTTACTCCATAATTTTCGTAAGCTTCTAATATTTTTTTGGAGTCTTTAAATTCTAAGTGTTCTACAAACACTCTATTCTCTTTAAACGAATCAGGGAAGTCTTCGATGGTTAACCTATAAGCAGCTCCTTGTTCACCGTACATTGTGCAGTGTACATCTTTCAATCGTTTCCTACTTAAAAGTTTCCATTTACCCCAATTGTCAACAGCGCATCCGTTGTCTTCCATCCATCCTTGCCAACTATTAGGTTTTTTATTTAAGTCATGCAACCGCAACATATACCCTAAAGCTCTCATTTCAGTAGGATCTTCTGCTGCGGTCGCAGACATAGCGTGAATTAAATGTCCGTGTTCTTCCGCTTGTTTCACAAGGCTTATTAGTAACTGAGCGTTCTGAGTCCATGCTCCTTTGCATTTATGAACCTCATCAAATATAACAAACGTAGGCTCTTCAAAAAGCCACTTCATTATTTTTTTCCCTTTCTTAGAAAGAAACGCAGTTTTACCTGTGCGTATTCTTTCGTAGTTCATAACGCAATCAGGCTCTACGCCCATATCTATCATTTCCCTATCCCACATAGGGATAACAGCTTTAGGGCAAATAACGGCTACACGCATACCCAACTGTTTAGCTAAATATGCGGCAACCACTGTTTTGCCCGTTCCTACTTCGCTTGTATCAAGAGTGTGTTTCCCTTGTTTTAAGCTAGCTAGAAAATGATCTGCTGCTTTTTGTTGAGGAGTATATAAAGTTTTCATTAACTTCCTAATACTACAGGAAGATAAACATGTCCAAACTTTTTTTAAGAAAAGTTAAATTCGTGTTTTTTTATATAATGAGCAATTAAAAAAGCGTCAACCATCCCATCGTGGGGGGTCTTGGCTCGTGGGCTTTTCAGCCATTTTTCTAAAGGCTCTATGGTAGAAGCTATCTTAAGAGCTTTTTGTTTAGATTGGCCTTTATTAAATGTTCCTAACATAGATCGTTGCCAGTCTCTAACCACTACGCACCGATGCCTCCACCCTTGAATTTCACACAAACCTAAAAGTTTACCAAAAGATAAAGCCATAGACCTTACCGCTTGAGAAGACCTTGCGTGTCGTAAAGGTTCTTCTATAGCTATGAATAAATCTTTTGGCGATTCATCTAAACCTAATATCCATTGATATGTTTTATAAGTATCCACTTCTCTTTTTCCACACCTTTCCAATGTTTTCATTGGAGTTTTAGCTATGATATCTCCCGTGCGAGAAGAAAGTCCTACAAGGCCCCCATCTAAACCATTATCTATTCCGACAATTGTCATTAACTTAAGATCTCAGAAGAAATAATTAACCCTCCATACTCATCTGCTGGGAGATACACATCAATGTTTTTTCTTAAACTTTGTAATAAAAAAATTTCATGAGCTGAAGTAGGAAAAACTCTATAATACTTTCCAACTAAACAATCCTGTCTGAAATAAAAATCATTTCCTTTATTTTCTCTAACAAGAACTTTAGGGTTTTCTACCTTTTCTTTTTCTGGGAAAAATAATTTTTGTCCTTTCATTAATCTTCAGGATCAACATCTATAACTTTTTTAGGGTTTACTTTAACAGCTCCGTTTCCTAAATCAGCTTTAGTGTTATTTAAAATATTTATATCAATTTGTAATCCTTGGCCCGACCCTCCTTTGTTATCTATATTTAGATTACGCCTAATCAATTGATCTAGTTCACTTAACTCTCTAATAGTTCTTGGCCCTCTTAAGTTTTTTAAATTATCTCTAAGAAGTTTAATAGCAGAAGCAGCTACATAGCTTTGGTATTTTTCAGCAGGGCTATTCTTAGCTTCTGATATTTCTAGTATTGCTTTTTCTTCTTCTGCTCTAGCTTCTAGTTTTGCTAACTTGATTGCTTCGTGAGTCTTTTTATCTAAGTTTTCGTCTAGAGCAGTTTGCAAAGGATCAATATCATCAGGTTTTGGGTTTGAACTGTGTGAGTTTGTTTTGGGTTCTACGCCCTCTGCTCGCAACCACCTTCGTAAGGTCGATGTATTTATATCTAACTCTTTAGCAATATTTACCAACGTATAATCTTCGTTATACAATTCGATTGCTTTCTTTAGCAGTTTTGACTTTTTAGATCTCTTAGACAATACCCTTTATATATACTAGAATTATATGTAAATATCAACTTACTATGGCTAGTATTAACAAATTTGAACCTTACCTTGATTCTAAAACTCAAAAAATTTGCGTAGGGGGTTTATACATTCCACCAACAAATACACTTACTGCTTTATTATATGGTTTTGGTAAGCATAAAAATTTAAATGCTAAAGAGTATTATTTTTGGAGAGTCTGTGATGAGCTTTGGAACAACGATGAACTTCCTGAAAAACTTATGGTTAGGCATCCGTGGGCTACCTCTATGATTAAAGCAGCTCTTGGGAATAAATACTTAGCAGTGGGAGGTGCCGCTTCTTCTGGTAAATCACACACAATGGCTGCTTATGCTATTGTCTGTTGGTTAGCTGCGCCAAGGGATACACTGGTTCTTTTAACATCAACCACGTTACGGGAAGCACGAAAAAGGATATGGGGTTCAGTGATCACATTACTAAACGTTATAAATGGTGCACCGTTCAGGATACGGGATTCAATAGGAAACGTAGCTTATATAAACGAAAAAGGAACCCTTATAGAAAAAGCAGGTCTTAGTTTAATAGCTTGCGAAAAAAGCAAAGAAAAGACAGCAGTTGGTAAATTTATAGGTATTAAACAAAAAAACGTGCTGGTGGTAGCTGACGAGCTTAGTGAACTTAGTGAAAGTATTTTACAAGCGGGCCTTACAAACCTATCTAAAAACCCAAGTTTTAAGCTTATTGGTATGAGTAACCCTGCTTCAAGGTACGATGCTTTTGGAGTTTGGGCGCAGCCCGAAGACGGGTGGGACTCTGTTCCTATTGATGCAGACGAATGGAAAACAAAATACGGAGGGAGGTACTTGAGATTAGATGGAGAAAGATCCCCCAACATTATAGCAGGAAAAACAATATATCCTTGGTTGCCTACAGAAGAAAAACTACAAGAAGACAGGGACTTACTAGGCCCTGATTCTAGAGGCTATAAACGAATGGTATCTGCTATTTTCTTTGAAAATGACGAAGAAGAAACAATATACTCTGAATCAGGTATAAGTCGTTCAGGTTCAATGAACACCGTACAGTGGAAAGGGAACCCTATACCGTGTGCAGGTCTTGACCCTGCTTTTAGTAATGGAGGAGATAGGTGTATTCTTTATACAGGGTTAGTTGGGTATGATTTAAGTGGTCAGTATGTGTGTGAACTAAAAGATTCTATCCCCCTTTTGGACGATGCCACCAACACAGCGGTGCCTCGTTCATACCAGATCGTGAAGATGTTACGGACGGAACTGGAGAAAAGGAAGATTGATCCTGCAAATCTGGCGGTGGACTCGACGGGTGCTGGGAATCCTTTTTGCGACATAATCGAAGCAGAAGGTCTTTTAAATATTTTAAGGGTATCATTCGGAGGTAAACCTTCTGAGAAAAGAGTGTCTGTCAATTCTAAATTAATTGGTACAGAGCTATATTCAAACAGGTGTAGTGAGTTGTGGTTTGCTGGTAAGGAGTTAATGAGGACAAAACAATTGTTTGGTATATCTAATGAACTGGCAAGTGAAATGACAGGCAGAAGGTTTGAAATGTACAAGTCAGGGTCTTTAAAAATGAAGATAGAATCAAAGCCTGAGTTTAAATCTCGCTTAGGAAAATCGCCAGACGTAGCGGATGCTGCTTTCCTTTGCATCGATGTTGCTCGCCAGAGATTAGGATTGGTTGCAGCCGAACCTCCTAATGCTCAAGGAGTAGCGCAATCAGGGTCTCAAAAAACTATTAAGAATCTTACGGGTATGTTACGTGCTCAGGTTCTTGCAGATTAAACTAGAGGGGGGAGGGGTATAAAGTTTATATTACACTGCTCACATTTTCTACTGTAATACAAAGTACACACAGTGGAAAGTGTGAGAGGATCTAAAGAGAGTTTATATATAGGGGGTACCTCTAAATGAACTTTTGACTTTATTTACTATGAATTTAAATTATTAAGGTATTTTAAATTTTACTAATATTTTTATAACATGGCTATATTTGACTTTCTTCGTCGCAGGAAAAAACTAAAAGAGGATCAAAAGCTTTCTCCTACTAAATACTTACAAGGCATGAAAGATAGCCCCATTGGGATGGGACAGCCTGAAGTTATAGGTAAAGGTTCTGATCCAGATATTGCCCCTTTAAGTGCTCCTCGTACAAGACTTGACTCTATTAAACCCTTAAATATCCAAAAGCCTAAACAAGATGAAAGGGAATTTGATGTGGAACCTTATGGATTCCTTTGGAACAAAGACAAGGTTAAGCGAGATGTAAGAGCTGAAAAACCAAATGTAGATATTTTTAGGGATAGAATGATGTCTAGAAGGAATAAGAGGAAAAAAGATGCTCAAGCACGGTACGAAGAACAAACAGCAGCTAGAAGTAAAAGAGCGGGAGCTAGAAAAGAAAGAACTCCTGAACAAAGGCAAAAAGAATATGATGAAGCGTTTAGTAGGCCCTTAGGAGAAAACACAATAAT